ATAGTAGCTTAGCTTTGTCCGAGATATTTAGCTGCACGACGCTTAGCTCTTGTCAAAAGATTTACATCTGCGTTTGTATTCTGATCAAATTTTGAAAAATTTGGATCGACAGAATACCCAGCGGGATTCAGAGACGGTTGTGGTTGATTTGCTAATGATGTTTCATCCTCCGCTGACATTTCAGCAAATGCTGAATCAGCCGCTTGATTGGCTCGACGCTGCGCATCAGCGGCGTTCATTTGCTCCTGATAGTTTTTTGAAAACCCAAAAGCAGCGTTGTTAAAAGAGTTCATCAGTATAAAACAATAACATTGTGAACAGTACCACTATAAATAGCTGTTATTGACATAGGTACAATTGAATCAACATTCAACCGTACTAATGGGATCTGCTGACCAGGTGCATCGGTCATCTCAACTGTTAAATAATGATCTTGACCAGCATCAGTCATAAAATAAAATCCACGAGCGGCAGAAAACCGTACTAATCCGCTTGCAGGCACATAATGAAAACCACTTGCATAAGGTAAGGTCGAAGATTGTCCATATACAGACCCAAAAGCTCTAACGTCCATAACAACAAAAGTTTTTCTAAGTCTACTCGTATTTTTCACAAGTAATTATTAGCCGTTTTAAATACCACGCGCATTTTTTTAAATCCTCAATACCGTTTTTATGTTCAGTTCTCCACAAGTACTTTAAACAGGCTCCGCGACAGTACGCTTTAAACCCTTCAATACCCAAAGCAGACTCAATGGCATCAATACACTCGACAGCACCTTGTGTATAGTGCAATGGACTGTTGACTGGATCTTCTGAAGTTTTTAGAGGTTCCATAAAATCAAATTCATTGAATAAAAAAGCATCGGATTGGGACACAGACTACACGCTGAACATTTGAGTTATATCTAACAAAGATAAATTTTCTGTAGACAAAACTTTACTGTATTTTGTATCTAGGTGCTCAAGCAGCCCGCAGGGGGCTATACGAAGTTTACCTCGTTCCTTGATCAAAGGCACAACACGGCGGTGCTCCTGTTCAAAGTCAAGTTTTTCAAAAGCAAGTCCCATAGAACTTCTGTCAGCGATCGGCCAACAACGAAATTTCGTTAAATTAAAACTTTTTATAGGATCACAACTGTCTGAAACAATATATTCATCAGCCATATCTTGATCTAGTATCATCATTCCCATATAAGGATTACCTAGAGACACAAAACAAACAAAATCATCGCAAGGCGTTATGAAAGTTTGAGCTTTATAGGGTCTTTCGCCCCACACGGATTTTGTAAACCCATTTAATTCCCATCTTCGGTAGTTATCAAAAGGTATGGAAAGTTCACTAAAACGCTCAAAACGACAAAAACCAGGTTCTAGGTTTAACTCCTTTAACTTATTTTTCCAAGATACCCAATAGTCAAAATGTTTATGTGTAAAAAGCATATCATTTTCTGTATATACATAAAAATCATGCGTTTTTGCTTGAACGGCTTGTATCAAAAGAGGTTTGTGCGCCCAAGTTAAACTAAAACCTGTATACTCAGGTTCCGCAACAACGATATTTAAAACACAGGCGTCTAAATTAGGTTCAAGCAGGTCAAAAACTATATTTTTATCCTGCTTGTGTTCAAAATCGATAAAAATGTAAAAATCTTTGTGACCTGGAATTTTATTATAAGCTCTTAATGTTTCCAGAAGCACATCAAACCTCTCTAGAGGATTATGCGCTGTAACAGCAACGAAAAAATTGTTTGACATTAGTACTCCATTTCAAAATTACCACGACGTTGAAGAAAACAGACTAAGTGAGTGTATGCATCTAATAAATCATCATGCGATGTAGCACCTATGTTAACTAGTTGATCAAACAATAAGTCAAATTTTCGATACCGATTAAATATCACTTTTTTATTTTCTAATAGACCTAGGGTTCCCCTAAATCGAGACACCTTATCACCACGGAAACCTTTGACCTCGTGGATATGTATGTTACCTAGTCCTTTATCAGTCAACATAATGCGTCGAAGATCTGCAGCAAGCGAAGCTTGATAAGCAACTGACTCAACAACCAAGGTACAAGTTGAGTAAGTCGGAAAAAACTCTCCTGCGGCATTTTCTGTTAATATGCCCCATTCAACTAACATCTTACATAGTAAATCTATTTTCTCAAGGTTTCCTATAGTCCGAATCTGATGTGCGTCAATAATATAATATTTATCTTTTAACCTACCACCCAAGACGAACGCAGTATAGTCTGATGTTTCACTTCTACTAGCCGATAAATCCACACCGACCGCAAGACAATCAAATTCAGTTACAACATCACCTTTCACAAGTAAGTCTGGCGATAAGACTAAATCCGAAGTCATTACTGGTTGCTGTTGGTACTGATAAGCAAAAGCAACAGGATCAAGTTCTTTTTGTCCTAATAAATATTCAACACTCCACTGCTCGGGCCAATAGCTTTTAGGGTCACTTTGGTCGTCATAGGTCAAAGCTTCTTGCGTTACTTGTTTCCACCCGCGATCCGGTACAAACATTGTTTTATGAATATCTAGTGGATGAAACCTAGTTCCTAAACAGATAGCTCTGCCTCCTTCAAAAATAATAGGTGCAATAACTGAAGACCAGTTATTGTTCATTTCTTCACGAATCACAGGATTTCGGATATCCGCACTGCTTTTTATAGGGTCATCTATGAAGCACAGATGAGCACGTTTTGATGTGATTGAACCTCTGAGTCCTGCAGCACGTAGTGTGAATTCTTCGTCACCTACTCGTGATATGCCAGCATAATCAAAATCAATTGACCAGCCCACATCGCTCTGCATACCTGGTTTAAGCCGACATGTGGGAAATACTTTTTTAAACTCAGTTGAATCAACAATTTGTTTAATAATTCGACTTTTAGGTATTGCAGTGTTGATGTTGTAAGAAATGTAAATAATCTGAAGCGGCATTTTTGCAGCTGTATGGCGTCCTATACACCATGCAGTGAACATATTGAGTACGGTGGACTTGGCTGAGCCTCTCGGAGATAATATATCAAGGTTTTGTCCTGCAATATCTAATAGATACTTATTACTCTGACCTGTTATTAAGTGTGAATACCACTCTAGCATGTGTTTTGCTGGTGGTTTATCAAGTAACGTACAAAACGTCTGAAAGTCGTTAGCTGCTCGTGTAAAAATAGTATCCAACACTGGAGTATCGCTATCAAACGCTTTCGCCGCTCGCATCTGGAGAGCGCGACGATAAGCAAAAGTTTCACGACTAGGCATAAAAGTAAAACTGTCTGTATACTGATAGCAAGATTCTAACCCCAAATGGCAAAAATTCTGTGGTACGGTGATATCCTCTCAAATACTGGATTTGCTAGAGTTACACACAGTGTTCTGAAGCATTTACAGAAGAACAACGAGATTGTTGCTGTAGGAATAAACTATACAGGTGATCCGCACGATCTTCCTTTTAAGGTTTATCCTGCCGCAGCTAAAAACCCACAGGATCGATTTGGTATCGGACGACTACCTGAAATAATTACTGCTGAAAAACCAGATTTTATAATTTGCCTAAATGATATTTGGATTGTTAACCAAGTATGGGAGCGTGTACATCTACTGCAAGCACAGTATAAGTTTAAATTTATAGCTTATTTCCCATTGGACTCTCAGTGGTATACCGAAAGCCATATGCGGTTTGTTAAAGATTGGGATTTTGCAATCACATTTACAATCGAACAAGCGCAAAGGGTAATGCAGTTAGGTGTTAAACCTAAGATGCTTGGCGTGATCCCACACGGCGTAGAAACAACCAAGTTCTATCCTCTAGACAAAACACAGGTTCGCCAGCAACTTCAGATACCCAAAGATAAATTTATTGTTTTAAACGCCAACCGAAACCAACCAAGAAAACAAATCGACCTGACCATAAAAGCTTTTGCGGAATTTGCATTAGATAAAGAAGATACAATGCTCTATTTGCATATGAGCGAAAAAGATCTTGGGTGGGATATTCGTGCCTTGTTTGAAACCGAAATGAAACGACGAGGACTTAAATCAGACCAAAGGTTATTAATGACGGCAACCAATATTGATTATTGTAATGCGCCGCCAGATGACGTGCTTAATTTAATTTATAATTCTTGTGATATTGGAATCAATACAGCTAACGGAGAAGGCTGGGGTCTGGTTCCGTTTGAACACGCAGCTTGTAAAAAACCGCAGGTATTACCAAACCACACGTCGTTTGCCGAAGTGTGGAAGAACAAAGCATTATTAGCTGACGTAGCAGCATGGATATACGATAGAGATCTAGGTGTTGAACGAGGTATTGTAGACATTAAAGATATGGCCAATAAAATGGGGAACTTGTACCGAGATAAAGAATTTGCAGAGAAAGTAGCAAACGACTGTTTTGAGGTAACAACTAACCCTTCATACCGTTGGGACAAAATTGCCGAAGGTTTCCAAAAAGCAATGGAGGAAATTTCAAAATGAGTTTACAATTTCACCGCTACCGTACATATCACAACCGGGCCGTTAGAACTGTTTTTACTTCAACGACAAGTGGGTACCCTTCTGTTTACGAACAAGCCCGAAATATTGGTGGTACGTTTACACGAATAATCAACGGTTTGCCTGAGCAAAACGTAGCAAACTTCAGTCCTTGTATCTTAAAACACAAAAATTCTACTTTAATCGCATGGAGAACACAGCCTGAGCCTTTTGTATTTCGCCACGATAACAAATATTTCTACTACAACAATACGCCTACGGATCTTTATGTTGGAGAACTCGTAGAGGACGATTCAATTTGTGCGGCACGAAACTTACGACAAACTAAACACAGACTTAGCTATGAGGACCCCAGGCTTTTTATAAGTCCTGACGATAATTTACAGTGTCAATTTGTAACAAGCACGTATGCAAGTAAATGGGACACAACAAAACACACGCTTATTAAGACTCCTAAAATTTGTGTTGGAAGCATAAACAAGTTTGGCAGCCTAACCGATTGTCTATTTCCTGATATAGGCAATAATTTACAAGACGGAGGTTCTGAAAAAAACTGGTGTTTCTACACTGACAAATCAGAACTAAAGCTTTTATATTCAACAATTCCTTTAGTTATAAAATCACCTGGAAAACCTGATAAAACTATTGATTCGTCTTGTCTAAAAACATTAACAGGCGAACACCCGACTTTTAACTCCACGGCGCCTATTCTTATCGATGATGAGTGGCTTGTGTTTTTCCACTGGAAATACATGGTGTATGAGTTAGATAAAAGACCTTATTTGCTTTACTCTTTAGGTGCATACACACTTGATGAGAAACAAACAAAAATTACACGCATGATGAAAGAACCTCTTTTTGTGGGTTCGACACGAGACGAACTTATAACTTGGACTGATTGTGTAGGCAATGATATATCTAATCAACCAGCTTGTATCTTACCTTTTGGTTGTTTTATAGAAAACGAAGAAGAACTTGTGATGTCTTTAGGTGTGAACGATTGCTTTATAGGTATTTTTAGAACACCCGTAGTTAATGTTTTGTCTTTATTAAGTCTGGTCTAAGTTTTTTCTTCTCGTTCAATTGTGCTCCAGACAACAATTGCAGCATCATTAAGTAAGGAACTCATTGTGGGTTGATCTTGAAAACTGTTAAGAAGTTCACGTAGGCAACGATCTGCTCCGGCAAGTAATAAACCTCGACGATCAACTCCGTCCGTTAACTGACGAACAGCTTGAATGTGACTACGAAGTTCTTTTTGAAGGACTGCAATTTTCGTAGCAGCTGTGGCGTGGTCTAACATACCTGATACCGTCATCTGTCTGACGTTATTTAAGTCAACTTTTAGCGCATCTATTTCAACTAATAAATCTTTACGTAAGTCACTTTTAGGGTATTTTTCTTGAACCCAAGCAGTTATGTCAGATATCGAACCGGTGTAATTGGGTGTTAAAAACCGAGCATAAAGATAAGCTTCAATATCGCTTACGCTGTTTTTTGCATAGTACGTAAAGGAATCTCGTTGCGCTTTGTTAAGCGAAGTTAGCCACGAACCGACCGTGGTTGAGTCCCCAATAGTTGCTTTAATCACGCGAAGAATCGCTGTCCGGCTAAAGCTTGGTTTGCTCCGAATTGTCTTAATGCAAGTTGCGCTTTGGTTTGAGCTTTAGTCTTTGCAAGATCCCCAAGAGTTCTAGCTTGTTCTAATTGCAATGCCGTTTCACGATTCTGTGAACCAAGAGCTAAACTGCCTTCTGTGTTGGCTCGAGTTTTAAATGCACTAGCAACTGCACCTGCTTGTTGTGCAGCTATCTCAGCTGCTGTTTGTTGTTGTAGTGTTTTTAACCCGATATTAGATTGCGCTAATGTTTTTGCTAGTTCATTTTCACCGGCGAGACTAGCAGACCCAGCTTGTGCTAAATAGTTTGGCCCAGCTAATTCAGTTGAAAGCTTTGCAGCTGCAAGATTTTTTGCTGTATCAATTCCAGCTCCGGCGGCGGCAGCTGTGACACTAGCTTGTGTTGCAGATTTTTTCTGAGCTTGATCTAGAGCTTCTTTTAAAACGGATAATTGACTACTAGCAATCGTATTTCCTTCGAGACCTAAAGCACCTCCAAAGGCACCTTCTAAAACCGAAAGACTTTGCATTGCTGCAGTCAGTGGGTTATTTGCTGCTGCTGCTTGAGCTCCAAACAAAGCATAGTAGTCTATGGGTGCAGCTGTAGTAATACCACCACCGCCGCCGCCACCTAACAGTGCTTGCTGGGTAGCAGCATTTAGCATCATATCATATTCAGAAGGTTTTTGTTTTTTACTGCCACCACCAAATAAACCTCCCAATAAACCAGAGGCGAGACCTGATCCCAGACCACCAGCAAGTGCAGGAAGAAAAGCCATAACTAAAAAACGGGTGACCCGGGTTTAAAAGCAGCAGTTGCTTGTTGTGAATAAGGAGCTAAAGCAGTTAAAACATTTGGATTAGGCATTCCTAATGTTGCACTTAAGTTCATCATGCCGTAAGCAAGTTGTGTATCCCTGTTTATGGTTGCTTCAGTTATTTTTTGCCACGCGGTAATTGTTTTTTCTTGTTCATCTCTAAAAGTTTTTTCTTGTGAAAGTCTAAGTGCTTGTAAACCAGCAATATCTGCCTTTTTTTTGTAGTCTTGAAAATCAATCTCAGTGCGTAAAGGGTAAAACTTTCTTGCTTCTTCTATTTGTCTTCTTGTTATCAGGTCGGCAGCTTTTAGCACCTCCATCTGGTCTGCTAAAGAACTGCCTCCAAGATCACCAGGAGGAGTTGGGGGAGGTAATTGTGGGAAAGGAGGCGGAACACTTCCATAAGGTGGCACAGTTCCTACAGGTGGCACAGTTCCTACAGGTGGCACAGTACTTGTTGACTTTGGAGGTTTTGCTTGTCCTTCAGCGTATTTAGTACCAAGATACGCACCGATTGCAGGTATAGCAAGGCCTCCAGCAAGTCTAACAAGATTACCAACAACAGGACCAACAACAGGAGCAGCAAACATCAGATAGGCCTCGCGAGCTCAGTTAAAGATGGATCGACAACTCTTCGGAGTAACTCAGTGTCTATCGCTCGAGCAGTATCAAGCGTACTACCTACAGCCTGACGAGCTGTAGCACCTTCAGCCGCTATTTGTGCTTCTTGAACACGACCCCTTGCCCCAATTTCTGCCAGCATACGTTCCCGTTCACCAGCCTCATTCATTAACTGACGATTAGTATATACCATATTATTAATAATTTGATTAGCATTTAAATAAGATTTAAAAGGTTCTTCTTGTCCTAATGCTCTAGCGGCTTGATTGGTACTTGCACGACGATAATTCTCATCGTCTACTTGGCGTTGAATAGCTATAATGTCAGGCGCAGTAAGATTAAATTTAGAACCCTGTGCGGCAGGAATAGGAGGAGCTACTAGCCCTCCACCACCGGGATTGACTACACCTTTAACAACGCCCCCTACTGTATCAAGAACAAGATTTGCAATAAAAGCATCAAGCAGGTTATTCGCACTTCCGCCTAAACGAGAAGTTCTAGCCATCAGACACCTCCGGGATTGTCGTATTGAGTCCCGCTAAGCGGTTTCTTCACTGATTTTAACGGATTTTCCGGTTTAATATTCACTAATCCTAGAGCAAGTTGTTGCGAAGAAGGATATGCAATTGTCTGAGGAAAATTACTTTCAATGTACATGCTCATAAAAGCATTAGGATTTAATTCAGGAGCAAAATTTCTAACATCGCGTTCCCGAAGTTGTTTTTGACGAGGCGTTAAGTTTGTCATAAAAGAGTCTGATATTCTTGCGAAGGAGGAATATGGCTAGATGAAGGCGCATTTAACATTGAATAATTGGCGCCTAAATTAGGTGTATCGTATTCTGCAGGACGTTGGCTAGATAACATATCCATGTGCTCATCAGATTGAGAAGCAAGTTTAACCAACAAATCCATAATCAGATCAAATTCTTCAGGATCTAGCTGAGAAATCAACTCCATCAAGTAGTTATCTTCGTGCGGACGTTCGGGTTCTGTACGTAATCGCGATGATAATTGAGCCCGGAGCATAGGTTGAGTATTATTAGGATATGCATTTAATGAACGAGTAGCTCCTGTATACATTCCTTCTTCTTCCATCCCAGGCATAGGAGGAAGACCACGCCCGAATTCACGAACAACTCGAGCCGTAATTGGTGCGGCTGCCGCCATTTCAGCAGGAGGTTGGGGGACTGCATGATCAGGCGTGCCAGGGCGATTCGTTGACGTTGTCCCCCGGAGAGATTGCGACCCTGCTCGCCCACCGGA